TCAAGATATCACAAAATATAGCTTCTTCTGATACTTTAGATAATATATAATCCTTAGTTAATTCAAATCTAATTAGTTTCATAATCTAAGTACCAAATATCGTTGACTTTTTCTACTCTATAATTTCCTTCTACTATACTACACGTTGTTTTAATAGTATATGAGTATCGTGGTCTTGAAGGATAATTCTTAAAATATCTTCCTTTATCAGATACTTTAAGTTCTATATGTTTTTCATCTTTTATAATGTAAGTAAATGGTAAATCAGGATTATTATTAGTAAATATATGAAATCCTGTAAATGTACTTTTATCTTTACGAATTTGAACTAGTTCTTCCATTAGTAAAAGAAAATAAAAAAAGGGGATTTCTCCCCTTCTTGTTAAACTACAGATGTATTTCTTGGTGCACTAGGAGCAGAACCTCTTGATTCTGTATCAGGAGTAGCTGCTGTTGGATTTAAAGTGAAGTATTTAGGGTCTTCTTTAAATACAAGTGGTTTAGGTTTATGTTTAGAAGAAAGACAATCTCCAAATTTAGGCCATTGTACAAATCGACCATTATAACCTATAATAGAAGTAAATTCTAAATCAAAAATGTCTTTATCATAAAGAGCTTCTGCTTGTGCTAGAAATTCTTCTGCATCATCCATTTCTAGGTCTTGTAATTTCTCATAATTCTCTTTGGTCATAAAGCAACCAAAGATATGTAATAGACGACCAAAATTACCATTGACCATATTTACATATTTACCTGCTTCTGTATCAGCTCTTTTCTTTCCCTTATTTTCATTTACTCCTTTTTCATATCTATCTCGGTCAAATTCATAAGGAGAAAACATATTAGGATTAAATTCTGCATCTCCATCAAATTCTTTGAAAAAGAAATTAATACGGTCAAAATAACCTTTTTCTGCTTTATCACTTTTTACTTGTTCCAATGCAGGTAATGCAGCTAATCTAAGTTTAACACCATTAATACTAGGTTGCACATAACCAGCACTTTCTTGTGCCATATCATTAAGTTTCATATTTGTTCTTTTTGTTTTTGTTATTTATTAATTTTTAGCTTAAAAGGGTTTTAATATAATAAAAAATCCTGACTATTTCTAATCAGGACTCTTTATTATGAAAAAAATATTTGCAGTGCCTACTTGCAATTGTGAGGCATTAAGTTTTTTTATACTTATGCTACCGGTTCTTCCCATTCTTCATCTACCTCTGCTTCTTCATCAACTTCTGCAAGTGGAGCAGTAGCATCATACAATGCTGGTTCATCATCAGTATCAGCTTCGTCTTTATCATTAGATTTAAAATTACGAACAAGTTCAGTAGGTACAATCTCCCATACAGAGATAACACCTTCTACAACTTGTGATTTGTCTTCTACCAAATTATAACCATGACGGTCTTCTGTTGGTTTAAGAATATCTACTAAATCTCCATAAGTAAACTCTTGATTCTTAATTTTACCTTTAGTACCTTTAAGTACTGCATCAGGAGTTTCAATAGGTACTACTAAGATATATGCTTTTCCACCATCTTCTCCTACAAGAATAGCATTATCAGCTAATCCCATTTCAGCAAACTTAGCTTTACTAAATTTGAATACTTTACGTTTTTCTTCACCGCGAGTTGATAAAGTGAAATCATTAGTACGTACTAAAGAAGAAAGTTTTGCTTTTCCTTCTTCTGTCATTTTTCTTTCAATTGTGCGTTTTACAATAAGCATGGTCTTAATTATTTAATTGTTGTTAATTGGTTAATTATTATGATACAAATATACTACTTTTTTACTTAACTCCTACTATTTTACTAAATTATTTTTTCTGTTTTTTATAATATTCATCAATTGTTTTCAAGACTAAGCCCATATCATTAGGAATTTCAAAATCCTTGAAACAACCTCTTGGACTCTTACCTGTTGAAAACCCATCATTTTGTGTTTCAAAATAATATTCAACCTTTTTTGCTAACTTGTTTAATCTTGATTTGCTATAAAAGACAAAAGTAAACATACCTTCTAAAGATAGATGGTTGTCAACAAGTTTACCTGCTGTTTTAGCTTTCTTTTCACCCTTACTATTTTCTTCATAATGATAAGTAAAGATAATATTAAGGTCTTCTCTTGTACATTTCTGTGCTGCTCTAACAGGTATATAAGCTGCTTCTCCTATATCTTCAAATTTTCCAAATCCTTTATCTTTTAATTTATCCATAAACATAAATAATTGTAAATATACAGCATCATCAATTACAATATTTTTGATATAATTATAAGCGGGTTCTTCATCTACAGCTTTAATTAATGTTTCTATTACAAAAGGGTCACTACTTTTATAATGATTCTTACCCTCACTTAACTTTCCTAATGGGTAAGATACATCTGCATTAGGTGTAGGTAATGGTTTACCACTAACATTAATAAGTAAAGTATCTTTAGGATTAAGTCCTATAGTAGTACTAACATCATCTTCATAAGGAAATAGAGAAGTACTCTTTCCTGTTCCTGTTGAACCTATGATTGCTATCAATCTTGGCATTTTAATTTTCTGTTTTAAATGTTCCTAATTTAATTGGGCCTCTTTTAACTGGTTCTTTCTTTTCTTCTTTTATAACTCCTTTCTCTGTTAGATATTTAATATAATCTCTATCTGATTGAAATTCCTCTGGTCTAGGTAATTCTTCAAATGTACCTATTCCACCTCTAAATAACATACCTATTTTTTTATTAGGAGAAGTATAACGAGATTTTAATAACTTGATACTACGATAGGTATCTTTAAAAATAGTAATATTATAACCACTATGTTCATTTATTTCATATCTATCAGGAGCAAATAAACCTATTACTTCTGTTGCTTCACGTTGTGTAGTTTTACAATCACCAAGACCATCAAGACTAGGTTCTAATTTAGAATTAATTGCTTTACCACTCATATCATGTTCAACTCTCTCTTTGTCAGAACTTTGTTGTTGAATTACTACAATATGACATTGATAATAGTTCTTTAGTGTTAAAGCATAATCAGCACTAAACTTAATCATAGCACTACGTAAATCAGGTAGATTTTTCTCTGTAGCAAGAAGATTAATTTGGTCTAATATAGGTATTACAAAGATATTATTATCATCATAATCCCAAAATTTCATTTCATAACCTTCATCATCTAGTTTTACAGATTCTTTACCCTTTACAGATTGATTAATGATTTCTTTAACTTTTTTAAATATACCATAAGGATTATGAATATCACTATAAATCCTTACACTTTTATAAAAAAACTTTATCCAATCATCATATTTTTTAAGTTTATCTATAATATCTTGATTAATTCTAACTTCTTCTCCTTTAGCATGAATAGAAAGTAACTCTCTATAAGAAATCTCAATACCATAATCTCTATATAAAAATGAACATAATATATCTGCTAAATATTCCTCTGCTGAAAGTTCTAATGAGAATATAGGAATAATAACCTTTATCTCTGGATGTTCCTTTATAAAATCTAATACATTTACAACATATAAGGCTCTAACTAGTTTGCTCTTTCCAACTCCGCTACTTGCTGTAACAATAGTATAAGAAGATTTTACAATTCCAGGAACAAATTTAGAAAATCTATCAAACCCAATAGGAATAAAATTAAAACCTCCTTTTAAATGATTTTGATAATTACCTTCTATATTCTTAATAAGCCTTTCATATATCATCGGGAAATAAATTTAATTCAGTTTTATGTTTATCTTCATACATTACGGCAATACCTTCAAATGCTTTAAAATAAGATTCTATATTATATGTAGCACAATTAGTATCATTATCATTAAGATATAATTTAGTAATCTCCATAAATCTAGCAAATAATATATTATTATTACCTTTAATAATATAAGTTTTAAACATTTGAATTAGTTCATCCTTACTATTCTTACCCCAAACAGAATATTTCTTATTTTCAACTTTAATTTGTTTAGGATATATAGTAATAAATTCTTCAAAGGCTTCTTCTACATCTGTAATATAAAAATGTTGAAGAAACTTTTCTGTTATTCTTACTTCATTGAGTTTAATTTCGTGATTTTGTGTCCATATTTCTACATAACCTAATTGTTCTAAATCTCTAAGTCTTCTATTCCAATCATTTTTCTTAAATCTCTCTTGATACTTCTCTGATAATTGAGCAAACTCAATAAGATTAATATTTTTAGGAATCTTTAAAATATCATTACTATAATTACCTTGATTAATCATAATACGATATAATAACCAAAAATCTTCCATTTCAATTTCTAACCCATCAAGGAATGTGGCTATTTTAAACGGTTCTATCATAACATATTTATTAGCATAAGTGCATCACTGTTTTTAGTTTGGTGGTTATCTATTGTAAATTCTTTTATAGAATGAGTAGTTTTAAATAAAAACTCTATAGTACAATATAAATAATTAAAACATATCATATTATTTTCTATGTATAAAGGTGCAACACCTCTATCTATAATAAATCTACCAGCTTTAATTTTATTATATCGTATATTAATATAGAGTTTTTTAAAAGACTCTCTTGTAAGTTGAATAATAACTTGATTTATTGTATTAAGATTATCTTCTATATCAATACAATCTATATTTAAGGTTTTTATACCTTGTATTACTTTACGATAC